TTTTATCTGGGTTCAAGAAAACTGTTTCACCAGCCCAATTAGGATCCCATTTTTCATTCATATATAAAACTGTTGTAAATTCATCGTTTCTCGGAGAATCTAAATGAAAATATCCATCAACTCCATACGTATGACCATTTATATAACAACGCAATAAAGCTAAATCTTCGCCTCCAAAATATTCATCATTCTTGACATGAAACATCATGTCTTGAATTATACCATTAACTTTATGGGTGTTATCGGCTAAATTTTCTGTACCAGCTTTAAAAAAACTATGGTTCCAATGGCCATGGGGATCAGTTCTCCATCCACCTTTCCATCCATAGTTCATAGGAACGTTTTTATATTGTTTTATAAATTCATCAAACATTTCTTTTGGAAAAAAATTACCAAATGTTTTTATCTCTCGCATGCTAAACCTCTAACCTTTTCTTTTATATAATTAATTTGATCTTTTGTTAAGATGTTGCAAGCTTCTTGCGCTTTACGATATCCATAATTAAAATAAATTTTAACAGCCTCAATATCATCATCTTTATCTTTCTTAACCCACTTAGCATATCTTTTTTGCTTCCTAACAGAATTGAAAAGATAGTCATGCTGAAGCAAATTATCAAGATGATAATTCATGTTCATTTCTTGAGCAATAAAAATTGTGTCAACAAAATATGATAAACCTTTATTTATCTGATATGCATTATATTGGTTTTCGTTCGATTCGTCAATCAATCGCTTTTTATTATAAGTTATAGAGTTTAGGATATCGAATGGGTTCATTGAAATTCACAATCCTTCATAACCTCAGTAAGACATGCAACGAGATTGATTTCTAAATTAGCAGAAAAAGCAGCCTGATACTGATATTTAGCTATAATCAATACGAGCTGTGCTACAGCTGTAGCCTCGAGGAAATTACAAGCTTGATCATAAAGCTTGCGATAAATTTCGTTTTGATCATAATCAGTATTATTAGCAACCCATTTGCGAATCTCGGTGAAGTTCTTGTCCTTAAGAAGATCAACCAATTCTTTGATCGATATATCCTGCATATTAGCAAGGATGCCAGAGTCGATAGAACCTGTGGCTGCATAGCGTTGCAGCTCATTTAAAACACGACGCCAGTCAGGAAAGTGCTTCTGAATAACCTCAGCAACAACAGCAGATTCATACTTAATACTTTCTGTATTAAGAATAAAGTTAACTCGCTTCATAAACTGCATAGCGAGCTTTGCCATATCCTTCTTACTGATCTTGAAGTCTACGACAGAGCACCGAGAATGTAGCGGTTCAATGATTCTGTTTTTAAAGTTGCATGTGAGAATGAAACCACAGTTTCGAGAGAACTCTTCCATAAAATTTCGGAGGGCGGGTTGGGTAGAACTTGCGTTGAGGTAATCTGCTTCGTCAAGAATGACATATTTACGTCCACCCTGGAGTGAGACGGATGAAGCGAAAGAGAGGATTTCATTTCGGAGAGTGTCAATGCCACCATTCATAGACCCATTGATTACGATGTAGTCGCATTCGAGTTGTTCGAGCATAGCTCGAGCGATAGTTGTTTTACCAACGCCTGCAGAACCAGATAAGATTAGATTAGGAATGTTCTTCTGATCGACGAACTGTTGGAATACAGCCTTGAGATCAGCAGGTAGGATAGTTTCCTCAACAGTTTTAGGACGATACTTCTCAACCCAGAGAAATTCTTCAAGCATATTAAACTCCCAAAAAGTCTTTTAGAGTTGCAGCACTATAACCGTACATCATATATGTTGTGCAATTATACTTCGATTTAACTAAATAAGATATTTCGCTATCTAAATTATTCATAAAATAATCGTCAAATTTAACATCGAATTTTAGAGCGGCTTCAATTATTGAAGGCCATGGAATCCACTTTACTTTAAAAGTATGTGATTCTAGAGAATATCCATTCTCTTTAGCTTTAGTTGCAGCTGGATGAGTTTCATTTGGATTACTACAACCAGTAAGCTCTTTGAAAAACCTTCTGATTCTTTGACTGACACAGTAAGCAGATTCACCAACATAAAGACACTCATCAATTCCATCTTTTGATGCGTATATTGTGTATATTCCTGTTGAATTAATTGGAATATTCGGTGAAAATGACATACTTAATCTTGGTTCTAAAGAACCATTTTCATTAAAATAAATAATTTTCGCTTTGACTGATTGGAAAGGAATATTTAATCCTATCTTAACAATTTCTGTTATCAGTAATTTCTTTTTTGCATCGATATGCATCACATATCTCCATAATAAAAGTGGGAGGAACTATAATAGCCCCTCCCATAAGAAAAATCAACTATAAGTTGAATTAGACTCAACTGCAATCCAATATTCGATACCTTCTCCCTTAAAGTGCGAGATGCCCTTTGAGCAAATATCGACTTCATAGTCTCCAGGAATCACCTTGATATTTTCAGCCTTGAACAAAGCACGGAATGTACGATCAGTCGTGCCAATAACAATAGAGAATGTATCACTTGTTACGTTCTTAGAATCAACAGCCTGTAGATAAATATTTGTTCCATCACCAGCAATTGCAATTTCAGGAACATCAAGAATACCAAGCTGCTTTTGTACAGTGCGAAGAGCTACCGTAGTAATTTTACATGTAGCGTCGATTGTAGGAAGATTGATTGGCTTTTCAGGTGGAACCTTGATACCTGACTCATCAGCATAAGCCAAACGAGTGCTTTCTGTCTTATCAGTTTCCTTGATAACAACATTGGTGTCATTAAAAGTAAGTTCTGCCTTCTCATATGAAGTAACAGAATTAATAAACCGACCGAGATTATACATAGCAAAACGCTTTGTGAAAATATCAGGAACAGTCGCCTTAGCTACGATTGTCTTACCAGTAGAGATAGTAGTAAGAACATTGCCTTCCTTCACAACAAGAGAAGGATTGATAGAGTAGAAATTCTTAAGAATTTCGATAGTCTTCACATTCAAATTCATCACTTAGCATCCTTCATAATTTGAAAAATTTGTCCTGGAGTTTCCTTACAAGACATAATCTTACCATTCTTCAAAACTAATGCAGTAACATTAGGACGATCATCGTTCATCGTAATAAGCATTGAAGACGGACGATTATAACGCTCCATTACAGTAATCTCACTAGGGTCAATCCAAAACTCATAGTTAGGTTCTGGGTGTGTCAATTGAATCAACATATTACCTCACTTCTTTTTCTTACCACCGAGTGCACCAGGATCTGCAGTTGCAGCTGCACCAATAGATGCAAGATCAGACAACGAACCACCAAAGATATAAGAGCCAACATGCTGCATCTTCATCCAGGGACAGAACCAAGTCTTGAGTTCGATTGCTTGCGCCTTCTGACAGAACCAATAATCCTCTGAAAGATAACGCTTCGTTACAGGATCGATTTCAGCCTGGAAATACTGGAGGATTTCACGTGACCCATCAAAAGCTTCAGTACGAACATGGTCAGGCTTATAGTTAAATTGAGGATAGCTATCTCTAAACTTAGTCAAAGCTTGCTTGCTGATCATCATAAAGCCAGTACCAATCTCAAGAACTTCTACTGGCTCTCCAAGAGGAATAGAACCTGTATTGTTTTTAGGATTGAACACATAGTCACCAACGAACTTCTCAAGTACATTAGGATCTTCGTCAGCCATACCCTTATCGACTGCAAGCTTAATCTTTTCCCAGCTGATGCACTTCTTGGGATAAGGACCACCAATAATATCAAACTTCTCTGGCTCCTGAGCTTGAAGCGCCATGAGAGCAATAACATCCTGAGGATTGAAACCAATATCAGCATCAATAAACATAAGATGTTCAGCATCAGAACGCATAAACTCATCTACACAATAATTACGAGCACGAGTGATCAGCGACTCATTGAATAGATAGTAGTACTGCAGGGGAATACCGTACTGAGTGCAAATAGCAGACAAGTCGGCAGTAGACTTAGCAAACATGCCAGCACATTGTCCGCCGTACATTGGAGTCGCGACGAAAAGCTTTCGTTCACGAAGCATTTCGATTGGTACATTAATTTCCATTATTTAACATCCTTATAGTGATCGTTATACAAACACAACAGTGTGTAATGTAAGGTCTTCATCAAGTCATCTTTGTTGTTACCGCTCTTCTTACCATAACGCCAAAGATACTTCAAGGCTGTATTACGGAAGGTAGGAGTAGCATCTCCAAGAGCAATCCACGCATCAAAACACTGTACATCATTTTCAGACATGTAGTGTTGATCGTACGTATTATCTATATAGTCACAAAGATCTGCAAGAATTTTGTTTTCAGCATATTTGTAGAAATTTTTTCCAGTCAAGTCAGTTTCTCCATAAGCAGCAGTCACAGTAGTATCATATTTGTCAGTTGGTCCATATACAACCTTAATATCGTCCATTATAATCTCCTCAATATTCTATAGGATCTTGCATCCCTTGTTTCCAAAAATAGTACTGAACATTGGGAGCAAGTTCTTTCATAATCTTCAGTACTTGTTTGTTATCTTCATAATGCACTTGTACGTTTTCTTTTATCATAATATTAGCTTTGAAAGTAGCAGCGTTTATAACAGATCTAGATTTAAATTCTAGCAAATATATTTCTACAACTCTTTTAGGATAATAAAAGTCTAGCCATGCTTTTGTTGCAGCATAAACTTCTCCCTCGTTTTTACGAGCGGACACTGCAAAAAAATAAGGATCTTTTGGAACTAGAAGTGGTTTAGCGTTACGATACCAATCAAGCAAAAAACGTTTTTTATCAGAACGCTCATACTTGTTCATCAACCCCCACTTCTTTTCAGAAAGTGGAGGACCCTCAGCTAAAACACCATCAATATCATATGATACTATCATTCGCGGACTTTGTCAAGTTGTTTTTGCCAAATAGATTGTCTTTCTTCAACAGGAAGATTGACAAACTTTTCTAAGTCTGAAGCTTCATTTACAGGATAACACCAATCAAGACCAGCATTACCAGGTGGAGCGAGAACAGGAATACCAGCATACAACGCATGATATGCACGACCTGTATGCCATCCTGTTTCTTTATGCTTCTTATCATAGATAGCTAGACAACCATAGTAATCGCGGTAAAACTTTCGACGATCTTTTTGTTGTGGGACATCTACTAATGTGATATTAGGGTAGTCTTCCCACTCTTTTGTTTTACCAGCAATTTGAAGGAAAGGAGACTGACCAAATGTTTTGAAGTACGCAGAACGACCTTGATTACGTCCAATATAAACAATTTTTGTAGTAGTTCCTGGACTAAATGTTTCAGCTTCCATATACTTATCCATAGCTACATGAATAAATTTAACTCCTTCTGGAGCCTTCAAAGCTTGGAGCGTAGCATCTGCATTTACTGCATTTGCAAGAATAATCCAGCGATTCCAATCTGCATTCGGTGTCAAATTCCAAAGGAATGAAAGATCTGGATCATCACAAACAAACCAAATATCTTTCTTATGACTATCAACATATTTTGCTGTTAATTCCCAATCATTACCATAGAACTGTAGATTAGTACCACCAAACTCCAAGCAAAGAATATCGTAAGGTTCTTTGTGCTGAAGATCAACTCCCTCACCCTTTGTTGATTCAGTAGTATTTGAGAGAAGAATAATACGATAACCATCAGCGAAAAAGCTTTTGAACAAAGCAATACGCTTGTCTACCCAAGCACCACGAATACCTTCTTCATAACTGGTAAGACCAATTTTACCAGCTACCCTGCGATAAGCGATAATTCTACCTGTGTTACGTTGATTGGCTTCTCTAAACCATTCAAGTTCTGAAGTTTCATCGAAAAATGAATGTAAACTCAAAAGAAATCCTCCAATGAAGAAACAGTTTCCTTAGCATAAGGATCAGTCATATTATGTGCATTCATATAATCATACCATTCTTTATCTTCCCACATACTTGCAGAAACACCGTTCCAAAGAGTACGCTGAAGAGGATGGTCCTTATTGAGACGACGCTCGTCAATATACTGCTTGCGCAGATTTTCATAATCCCACGACTTAAGATCAACCATCTTTTCGCGGAAGTAAGCAACGATAGTCATGCGATCATTGTCGTCACCAATAAGCTCGTCGTTACCGTGGATTCCTTCATGGTTATTGACAAGCAACATATCACCAGGCTGGAGATTAATAGCAATCCTGTACTCAGGCAAAATAAACTGACCGCCATACCATCCCTTACCTTCTGGACCAGTAACGCCACAAATATTGCTGAAGCCAGTAGTAAGATCACCAGCATCACGGTGACAGGCAGTACGCCAGTTGTGGTTAACAGTAAGAGTAGTGAAGACAGTGTCAGAAATAAGGAATCGTCTGTCAAGTCTGCTAGCTTGTTCATTTTGCGCCTTCCATCTATCAGGAATCAATTCACGAAACTGTGAGTTAAGCTTCTTAAGATAAGGATAACACAGAGCGAACTTCTCACGATTTTTTTCAGTGTATGATGTTTCGCGACCGTAAGGAATACGAGGATAACGATCAAAGTACCCAGCAATACCAGACATAACTGACTGAGCGTAGTTTGTATCAGAAATGTACTTATTGACTACAAACGTAGCATCATGAATTTGTTGTTCTCTAGGCATTTTAACAGCGCCAGAAAGCCACTTATCAAACCAGCCATGATACTCAGGATAAAGCTTAGTTACCTCTGAACGAAGCCAAACTTGACCACGTGTTTCTTCTTTCGAACCACGCTTGTGACTTTCTTTAATTGTTTCGACTGTAGTACCATCATCAATTGTATTGAGAGGACGAGCAAGAAATGCTAAAATTTCAAGCTGTTCTGCTGTGACCCAATCACGGTTCTGACGTTTCTCTTGACCAAGCTGCTCGCCACGAGGACCAGCTGCCATACCACGATTTTGAGATTCAGTTGCAGCTTCGCGAAGACCTGCATACGCAGCGTCTTGCTCCTCTTTAGTAAAGATGTTTTTACGATACTTGAAAATAATATTACTTTCATTCATCAACGTAGGATCAATAAGATCCTCAGCATACAAATCACAATCAGAATCAATAACACGATCGTAATAATTATTACTGACGAACGTACCCATAGTTTCTTCTGAATCTATCTTTTTTCTAACCAATACTTCAACCATAGCCGTTTTCCTCAATTGAACATGATAACGTTATATATACGACTATTATAGCGTAATTGATGAAATTTTACAAATATATTTTAGGTGTGACTTTTCTAATACGCTCTTAATATCGGGAGCGGTCCAACCTTCTGGCTTCTGCACCTTACCATCTTCGCGACGAATCACCTTGCCATCGACCAGCTTTGCCATATTGCTTCGATGCACCTCAGCAAAAACATCGTCCAAAGGAATGCCGTAAGAAACGGCAGTGCCACAAGCAATATAGATAATGTCAGCAAGGGCATCAGCAATTTCAACAAGGTCATCTGCATATTCCGCATCGGTATATTCAAATACTTCTTCATCAAGGAGTTTAATACGGAGCTTACGTTCTTCAATACTAGGAAGCTCTGGCTTCTCGCCAATACGCTGCCCGAAAGCCTGATGAAAATCTCTTACGTCTGTATAAAAACTCATTG